GACAGAGAATGTGTTCAATGGAGAGATAGAGCGCTCAAAAGCGAAGGTAGAGTTGTTTGCGTGGTTGTATAATCCTTCGAGTTCCGAAAGTCGATTTGACGAATTTTTTTCGCGGCAAATTTTTCGGGATTTTTTTGCGGCAGAGGACCAGGTGCTTACAACGCCATTTGGCAGAAGACTTGCCGTGGATGAAAGAAAAGCACAAAACTACTTGCTTCAATCGACGACTTCTGATATAGTTATACAAAACGCATACAAGATTATGAAGATGCTAAAGGGCAAAAAAAGCCAAATAGCGTTTACACTGCACGATTCGATTATTATTGACATGTGCAAAAAAGATGCTATAATGTTAAAAGAGATAAAAGAGCAATTCGAGGAAACACCTTGGGGCCCTTTTATGAGTACTTGCAAGATCGGCAAAACATTCGGCGATCTAAAGGATTTAGCAATTTGAAGACAATATTGGGTATAGGAACGGCAGGCAGTAATGTTGTAAGACAGCTTGGCGAGTACAAAACGTATAAACCGTATACGATATGCACCGAGAACCAAAAAACAACGAAATACCACTTCAATCTACCCGAACTCGACGGCCCTGAAGAGTACGAATCAATGGATATGAAGAAGCTAGAGAAATGGCTGGGAACAATCGAAAAAAGTTGCACCGTATTTCTTTGCGGAGCATCTGATTCATCGGGCATCACTTTACGTGCACTTCACTCTCTACACAAAAGAGGTGTGAAAATGGATATTGTATACTTTATGCCTGAAACAGAGGTACTTTCTGAGATGAAAATTCTCGCCGAAAGAGCTACGATGGGCATTTTGCAAAATTATGCCCGAAGTGGCTTGTTTGGTAAGATATGCCTTGTATCTAATGTTGAGCTGGAAAAGGTCGCAGGTTCAACAAACGTGTTCGACTACTATGACCAAATAAACCGTGTATTTACAAGTAGTTACTACATGATGGACGTTTTTCGGAACACGAAACCTGTGACTTCAACCTTTTCCAGGCCGAAGCCGAGTTGTAGAGTGACCACTATCGCCTTGGGATCATTAGACAATCAAGAAAAGCTACTTTTTCCTTTCAAACAGGAGGTAGAAGTGGTATACTATTTTGGTATCAACGAAGAAAAACTTAGAACGGAAGAAAACTTGTTTAGAACAATCACAAACAAAGTAAAAGCAAGAATCACAGAAGAAACAAAGGTCTCATTCGGGATCTATCCAACACAATATGAGGATGACTACATTTACGTAGAATACTTTTCTCCAAAAATTCAACAAATAGTTGTTGACACAGACAACAAAATCTGATATTATATAAACAGTTGGTCAGGAGATTTGCTGACCTGCTATAGCCAAACGTGCAAAAAAAACAACATACCATAGGAGGTAATAACAATGGCACTTAATTTAGACGCTATGAAAGCGAAACTCGATAAACTTAACGGAAAGGGAGACGGAAAGAAAAACTTCTGGCGCCCAGAGGACGGAGAAAGCAATATCCGTATCGTTTCCACGAAGGACGGCGACCCGTTCAAGGAAAAGTTTTTTCACTACGGTGTTGGTGGTCAATCTTTTCTCTGCCCAAAGCGCAACTTTGGGGATGACTGCCCAACCTGCAACTTCGCCAACAAGCTTTGGAACGAAGGTACAGAGGACAGTAAAAAGCAAGCAAAGGAGATGTTTGCAAAGCAACGTTTCTTTTCCCCGGTATTGGTCCGCGGCGAAGAAGCAGAAGGCATTCGAGTTTGGGGATACGGAAAGATGGCTTATGAAAAGCTTCTTACAATCGTCCTTGACCCTGACTATGGTGATATCACAGACCCTGAGAACGGTAACGACCTGAAGTTGATGTACGGCAAGCTGCCTGGTGCAAGTTTCCCCCGCACCGACATTCGACCTCGGCCTCGAAAGACTGCTCTCTGTGATGATGCTGTTGGTGGAGATGACCGATGCGCAGAGCTTTTGGAAACCATTCCAAACTTTGATGAAATCTTTGAGCGTAAGACAACTGAAGAAGTTCAGTCTATTATGGACCAGTTCCTTTCGGGTGACACTGGAAACTCAGAGGTAGAGAAGTTTGGTGGCAACACCGCAACTACCACGTCTTCGGACTCGGTGGAGAATGCATTCAACGACCTGTTGAGTCAATAAGATTACAGCGCAGGAGGGCCCGGCTTACAGGGGCCCTTTGTATAATAATGAGGGAGTTACGAAGCTAACCATAGGCCACTGATTTCTAATGATGAATGATTGGATCCCAAGATACCATTGAAAGGATAAAACATTATGAATACAAACACAATAAAGCTCAATTTGAGCAAAAATTCAACAGTGGCTAAAATACCACTAAACAACAAGGGGGTTATGCAATATATTTTTTGCATTGATGCCCTCAACCCCGGAGATCTATCGAAAATTCCGAAGAGCAAATCTCAACCGAGAGATTTGGATGTAAACTCTCCAAAGATTGTCGCGATTAGACATTCTTTGCGTGAAAAGCAAGGACTTTCTGTGAAAAGCGGAGGGATGGAAATAACTATCGATCCATCTTCTTTCGAATACAACGAAAAGGAAGGGTGGGTAAAATTTACTTGTTCAACCTTGTTTAGCGGCACATGGGATGGTCAGCATACCACTGCAGCAATTTTGCAAGAAATCTCAGACATCTTGCAAGGAGTGTCTAAGATAGGTTTTCAGTTCCAGTCCTGTAGAATGGTTCTGACGGAGGACTCGTTCTTTAAAGATTTGAACGAGAGAAGAGAGGTTGCAACGGCGATTAATGCTCGAACGCCTCAAGAAATCCGTTCCGAGCATAACGTTAGAGGAGATTTTGATAACTTGAAAACCAATTTGGTTAAAGCCGCTGGGAACATCGGTTTCAAGCAGCATGAGAAATATTCTCAAACACTTGAGGTGATACCAGCTAACTCTAGCATCACCGAGGTCACAGCGCTTTTGGCTCAGTATCTTGGACTCAACTCATATGACGGACAGGATCCTGAATACGCGAACAAGGCTAGAAGAAAGGGCGCAAGAATTGTAACTGATTTTTGGCCCGCCAAAGGAGCGCACCGAGAAGTTGCAAACCAACTTGTCAGCATTGCTGACACAACTTTGGAGATTTGTGATTATGTTCAATCCTCTTGGGCTACTATTCCTGGTTTTGATTCTAAGCGGGTATTGAGAAAGCATTCGAAGGCGAGGTTCACCAAGCCTGTGAATATGAAGGATTCTGAAAGGTATATTTATCACAGATTCACGATGCCACCACTGACTGAGGTAGATGGCAACATCACCGAGATGCTACAGGTCAAAAGCGCAATTTTGGAAGATTTTCTCCCTGTTGTTTTACGTGCCATACTTAACTGCGTAGTCAAGGTTGATAATGGCTATTGCGAAAATGGAGGGCCCTTGTTTTCCCTTAATATTGCCCTCTCGGAGGTCAAGAAATTTTGGGACTTTGCGAAAGCAGACGTATTGGGGGAGTTTGAGCAAATTTTCCAAAAAGAATTTGCAGCCGCAAACTACAGAACCTTCATTATTGTGGAGAATCAAGCGATCTGGAATAAAATCAATCAAAAGGTATCTGACCTTTATACCAAGTATCAGCTTTTTTCTGTGAAGACTGCAATGGAGGCGATTGAAATAGCAAATGGCTAAGGTTTCCAAACTAAAAAAGGGTGCTTTAGATATTGCCTCTATCCGAGGCATTATCAATAAGAAAGCTGGTAGAGAGGTTGCTCATTCACTTCAGGACAACAACCCAACAGAAGTGAATGAGTGGATTCCTACTGGTTCGAAATGGCTCGATGCCATTATTTGCAAGGGCAGACACGCTGGTATTCCTGTGGGTAAAATCTCAGAGATTGCTGGCCTTCCTGGTACTGGTAAGTCATTTTTGGCTGCCCAGATTGCTGGGAACGCTCAAAAGATGGGTATTGATGTGGTATACTTTGATTCAGAGTCTGCCATTGATCCTTCTTTTATGGAGCGAGCAGGTTGCGACTTAGACAGGCTTATGTATGTCCAAGCAGCGTCTGTTGAGTTTGTCCTGGAAACCATCGAAGAACTGCTAGCTACTGGTAACAAGTGGCTTTTCATTTGGGATTCTTTGGCTCTTACTCCCTCGATTTCTGATATTGATGGCGACTTCAATCCTCAGTCCTCGATGGCGGTAAAGCCTAGAATCCTAGCCAAGGGAATGTCCAAACTAACTATCCCTATCGCTGATGCGAACGCTACCTTCCTAGTCCTCAATCAATTGAAGACTAACCTGGGAGCAAGAACACCAGCGCAGGCTATGACTGAACCATACACGACCCCAGGTGGAAAAGCTATGATTTATGCTTATTCGCTCCGTGTGTGGCTCACCGCAAGAAAAGCCAAAGCTAGTTTCATCGTTGATGACAATGGTTTCCGCATTGGATCTGAAGTAAAGGTAAAGCTGGAGAAGTCTCGTTTCGGGACCCACGGCCGAACCTGCAACTTCAAGATCCTGTGGGGAGATGATGCCGTTGGTGTCCAAGATGAAGAAAGTTGGTTCGATGCAATCCAAATCTCTGAAAGACTTGAACAGTCTGGTGCATGGTTTACGCTAATCCACAATGATGGGTCTAAGGAAAAGTTCCAGCGCAAACAGTGGGTCACTAAGCTTGAGAGTGAAAAATTCAGAGAAAGTGTCTTGACTATTATTGAAGAAGATGTTATTATGAAGTTCAAGAATAGAGAAGGCAACGCAGGCGACTTCTACGATCCGGATGAAACTCCGGCCGAAGATTAGCCACTACACAGCCCGCCTCTTCTGGCGGGCTTTTTTTATGGAGAAGAAGATGAATAGAGTAATGATTGTAGACGCATATAACCAGTTTATTAGAGGTTATATCGTAGACCCAAGTAAGAACCCCAATGGCGACCCTATCGGCGGCATCCGGACGTTTATCAACATCACAAACAAGCTGACTAGAGAGATCAAGCCAGACTTGGTAGTATTAGTATGGGACGGTAAGGGAGGCTCCCAAAAGCGGAGAGCAATGAACAAATCTTACAAGGGAGGCCGTAAGCCACCACGCACCAACTGGGGACAAGTGGGCATGAGTCCAGAGGAACTAACAGATAATAAAGTGTGGCAGCAAATGAGAGTGATTGAGTATTTCAATAACACTCCGATGATCCAGTTCATGGAGCCCCACGTAGAGGCAGACGACGTTATTTCTTACATAAAGAATACTCCTATGTTTGCAGAGTGGCAGAAGGTCATTGTCTCAGCAGATAAAGATTTTATTCAGTTATTAGATGATAAGACAATCCTGCACAGACCTATCCAGAAAGAGTATCTAAATAAGAACAGTGTAGTAGAGAAATTCAACATCCACCCCACGAATTTCGCTCTCGCAAGGGCTATCGTCGGGGACTCCTCAGACAACCTACCAGGAGTGCCTAGAGTGGGCCTGCCGACAGTAGCAAAGAAATTTCCTTTCCTAAAAGAGGAGAAGACGCACTACTTAGAGAGCATTCTGGCTGAATGCAGTAAGCCGGAAAATAATCAAAAAGTGTATACAAACATTTTAGAATCAAAGGAGTTAATAGAAAACAATTATGATATTATGCAATTATCCTCACCAATGTTGTCAATTCAAGCCAAACAAGGGATCGACGATACGTTTGAGCAATATAGCCCCCACTACAATCAAACGGAAATGAGAAAACTAATGATCCAAGACGGAGTTCTCACCGTAAGCACCCAAGACCTAGACCAGAGATTTAACAATATTATCTCTTCCTTTTCTCGGTAAAACCTGTTATACTGTATAAGTAACAAAGGATAAACATGGAACAAGATACAAGCTTCTCCAAATTTGGTAAGTCTTTTCAGGAAGACCTATGCCACATGATTTTGAACGACCGTCCATTTGCGGATCAAATGTTCGAAGTCTTAGACATTAACTTTTTGGAACTAAAGCATTTGAGAGTGTTTATCCAAAAGATACAGGATTACAGAAAAAGATATGGCGTACATCCGACCTCTAAAATTATGCTATCCATCATCCGAACAGGACTAGATGGTGAGCCAGAGTCAGTAAAGACTAGAATCAGGGATTATTACGCAAGAGTTCTGGCCAGCGGTACCGAGCCTGATTCAGTTGAGTACATCAAGGACACTTCCCTCGACTTCTGCAAGAAACAGAAGCTAAAAGGCGCTTTGATAAAGTCGGTTGAACTAATTAAGTCGTCTTCCTTTGACGAGGTGTCGAAAGTTATCGACGACGCTCTCAAGTTGGGATCAGACAACACGATGGGTTATGACTATCTTGCAGACTTCGAAGCGAGATTTGTAAAGAAAGCAAGAGACCCAGTAACAACAGGATGGGCAGATATTGATGACATTTCTAAGGGAGGTCTTGGTAAAGGGGAGCTTGGCGTTGTTGTGGCTCCTACTGGTGCAGGCAAATCAATGGTCCTCGTACATCTTGGGGCGCAGGCAGTTAAGGCCGGCAAAAATGTATTACACTACACACTGGAACTTGGTGACACTATTGTTGCTGGTCGTTATGACGCTGCTATTACTGGCGTTGAACTGAAAAACCTAGCAGTTTTCAAAGAGAAGATTTATGATGAGATAAAAGATGTCCAGGGTCGTCTTATCGTCAAAGAATACCCAACCAGAAGCGCTAGTATCCAAACAATCAAAAATCACCTTGAGAAGCTAAAACGCCGAGATTTCGTCCCAGACATGATCATCGTGGACTACGGAGACCTAATCAAGCCAGAAAATAGCCGAAAAGATGAGAAAAGACACCAACTCGAAACTATTTATGAAGAGTTGAGAGGATTGGCTCAAATTTGCGAGTGTCCACTCTGGACAGCATCACAAACAAACAGATCTGGTCTGAATGCCGAAGTGATTACCATGGAATCGATTTCGGAGGCATTCAACAAATGCTTTGTAGCAGATTTTATCTTTACTGTTTCTAGAACGGTAGAGGACAAGAACAATAACACTGGTCGTATCTTTGTAGCAAAGAACAGAAACGGCCCGGATGGACTCGTGTATCCTTTGTTCATGGATACCGCTAGTGTGACCATCAAAGTCCTGTCTCAGACAGGTGAAACAGTAAATGATATAATTCAAAAATCTTCAAAGGACAGGTTAGATGCTTTGAAGGAAAAATACCAAGTATTCAAGAAAGAAGGAGGAAAGAAATAAATGGAATTATCGAATCAAATATTATCAGAAATAACAGTGCACATGAAGTACGCAAGGTACCTGGAGAGTGAACAGAGGAGAGAGACGTGGGATGAACTAGTAACGCGAAATATGAACATGCATCTAAAGAAGTTTCCAGAACTGAAACTTCAAATCATCAAGGCCTACAAGATGGTCTTCGATAGAAAAGTACTCCCATCAATGAGGTCTATGCAGTTTGGCGGAAAACCAATCGAAGTGGCTCCAAACCGCATCTTTAACTGCGCTTTCATGCCTACAGACGACTGGCGATGCTTCGGTGAAGCCATGTTTTTGCTTCTCGGAGGAACAGGCGTCGGGTATTCTGTACAAAAGCACCACGTAGAGAAACTACCAGAGATTACCAAGCCAAACATGAACAGAACACGTCGCTTCCTAGTCAATGACTCGATTGAGGGCTGGGCAGACGCAGTGAAAGCACTTGTTCGGTCTTACTTTCAGGGTGGCTCACACCTTCGATTTGATTTCACGGACATTCGACCAAAGGGAGCGGCACTAATCACTTCAGGCGGTAAAGCTCCAGGCCCACAACCTCTCAAAGAATGCTTGGTCAAGTTAGAGGGTATTCTCTCAAACCGTGAAAACGGTGAGAAGCTTTCTACAATCGAAGTGCACGACATGATTTGCCACATCGCAGACGCAGTTCTTGCAGGCGGTATCAGAAGAGCAGCACTCATTTCTCTATTCTCAGCAGATGACGAAGACATGATTGCAGCCAAAACAGGAAACTGGTGGGAAACCAATCCACAACGAGGTAGAGCCAACAACTCTGTTGTATTATTACGCCACAAGATAGATAAAGATTACTTTATGAACCTTTGGGACAGAGTAAAGGCTTCTGGCGCTGGAGAGCCTGGTTTTTATTTTTCAAATGATAAAGACTGGGGAACCAACCCTTGTTGTGAGATTGGTTTACGTCCATACCAATTCTGCAACCTTACAGAAGTAAATGTTTCTAACGTGGAGGACCAAGCAGACCTCAATGAAAGAGTGAGAGCAGCAACGTTCATTGGAACATTACAGGCCAGCTATACAGATTTTCACTATCTTCGCGACATTTGGCGCAGAACCACAGAAAAAGACGCACTTATTGGTGTATCTATGACTGGTATCGCTTCTGGAGCTGTTCTGGAGCTTGATATGAAGGAAGCAGCCAATGGAGTAAAGAAAGAGAACGCAAGAGTAGCGGAGCTTATTGGCATCAAGCCGGCAGCTAGAACAACTTGTGTGAAGCCTGCAGGGACCACTAGCCTGACACTTGGAACCTCTTCGGGTATTCACGCATGGCATAACGACTATTACATCCGTCGTATCCGTGTAGGTAAAAACGAACCTATCTATACGCACCTGCTGAATAACCACCCAGAGTTGGTAGAGGACGAATATTTCAGCCCTCACACTACTGCAGTCATCTCTATTCCTCAGAAGGCTCCAGAAGGGTCAATCATGAGAACAGAATCAGCACTGCAACTACTCAAGAGAGTAAAATTTGTGACAGACGAGTGGGTAAAGCCAGGATTCCGCAAGGGACAGAACACCCACAACATCTCAGCAACTGTATCAATAAAAGATGCGGAATGGGTTGACGTAGGCGAGTGGATGTGGGATAATAGAGCTAGCTATAACGGTTTATCGGTTCTCCCCTACAACGGCGGAACCTATACTCAGGCACCATTCGAAGATTGCTCAAAGGAGACTTATGAAGCTATGATGGCCTCACTTACTAACATCGACCTCACTCAGGTTTCTGAGGACGAGGATAATACCAACCTAGCAGGTGAAGTTGCCTGTGCTGGCGGAGCATGCGAAATAAAATTCGTATAAAACTACTTGACAAGTACGACAAAATGTACTATTATTATAATGCAACTCAACAATAAAGGAGAAATTATGAGTTCTAACAACGACAAATTGCTAACCAAAGAGGAACACCTCTCAAACTACATCAAGACCTTCGTGGCCATTGAGGACGCTATGGAACCTTTCAAGGAGCAGCGCTCAGACCTGAGAGAGTCATATAACGAGAACGGATGGTTGTCGAAAGAAGAGATGAGATTGGCTGTGAAGGCTTACCGTCTCTACAAATCTGAGACAGACATGGAGGTCTTGACTGATTACGTAAACAAGTGCCAACGCTCTATGGGGAGAATTTTAGCATGAGCGGTGTACCATTCCAGCTCAAGCCAGTAAATAGGCACCTCCTGGTGGTGCCTCATGTCGTAAAGAATGAGACAGCCACTGGAGTACTGCTTCCTGACGATTTCAAGCCGGAGGAAGACAGGTACATTGAAGCAACTGTGATTGATGTTGCATCTGATTGTAGCCCTCAGTTCAAGTACCTCAAGCTTGGGAACATCGACAACAAGAAGATTATTGTTGATAGAACCATGATTGAGGAAGTGAAGCTGAAAGATAAAACCCACCACATGATCCTAGAAAACTATGTGGTGGGAGTGTATAGGAGGCCGGATGAGGGTTGAACTCTTTGACGACAAGATAGGTGCGGTTGAGTACGTTTCACATATGGGTTCAGATTTGTCGGTTGTCAATGCAGCAAGGGTATCTTTCGGATCGGAAAAAGAAGAAGTAGATGAGAAGGATATCAAACTTATCAACTACCTTATGGATCATAACCATAGTTCTCCTTTTGAGCACTGTGCTATCACATTTAGGTTTACAGTACCTCTCTTTATACGTAGTCAGCACCATAGACACCGTACTTGGGCATATAATGAGATCTCTCGACGCTATACGTCTGTAGATATCAACTTTTATGAACCTAAAGAGTTTAGACAGCAGCACAAGAGTAACAGGCAGGCCAGCACTGACGACTTGATAAACCCAATTGTAGAGTACAACAGGTCTGGCCTGCCTATTTCTGCAGGCGCCTCAGCCTTAGTGAAAGCGCATCATCAAGAGTGTATGAAACTATTTGATCAGATGCTGAAGTCTGGAGTTTGTAGGGAGCAAGCAAGAGGTGTTCTGCCTCAAAACTTGTATACTCAGTATTATGGAACCGTCAATCTGCACAACTTGCTCAAGTTTGTATCTCTTCGGTCTCACGCAGGGGCACAGTGGGAAATCCAGCAGGTCGCAGAGGCATGCCTGGAGATTGCAGAGGACTTGTTTCCGCACTCGGTACAATCCTTTATCAAAAGTAAAATGGAGAAGTAATGAAATACATACCTTTTCTGCTGGTTTTAGCGGCATGCGCTGATACTGTACCACAGCAAGGCGATACAAATGACTTACGTGTAGGTCTATCTGTTGACCTTTTGTCTCCGGACGTGCAAATCATAGAAATCCCAGACATCACAGTTGATGTCTACGTTGACCCTTGTGCCGACGTCCAGAACATAGACGAGGACTATTGTGAATGCTTTCCTCGCTGTTGTCAGCAACAGACTTGGTATTGCCCACCAGTTGGAACTGAAATCTTGGCAAAGGATGCTATCTTGGACATCTGCGGAGAAGACCACGTTCCTTGTGATAGAAACCTGGACGACACTTGCCCACCGGCAGAGATTATCTATGAAAGCAGTTGCAACCACGCCTTTGACTGCCCACCAGGTATCAACGAGGACTTTACGATGTACTATGATTGCGAAACTTTGGGAGTAACTGGCAGGCAAGAAGTGAGGTGTGACAAGGGTCGACTTTATTACGGTGAGTGCATCACTTGTATTCCCTCTGACGAGACCTGTGATGGTTATGACAACGACTGCGATAATTTAATTGACGAGAATCAATTGAATGCTTGCGAAGAGTGCGGACCACTCCTGCAGGACACATGCGATGGCATCGACAACGATTGCGATGGAGACACCGATGAAGATCTAATACGAGAATGTGTAACTCAGTGCGCTCGCGGTGTCGAGGTTTGCGTCGAGGGCATGTGGGTCGGGTGCACTGCCCGCCGTCCGGCAGAGGAATCCTGCGATGGGCAGGACAACGACTGTGACGCATTGATCGACGAAGACATAGAGTGTGAGTGTCCTCCTGAAATGATAGGCGCATTACTTCCTTGTATGGAACCACCCCTGTCTTGCGGCATGGGATTTAAAACTTGTGAGTGTACTAACGACGATTGTTCCATCACAAAGTATTCAGATTGCCTTGCCTTATGTGCTTGGTTACCTGAAGAGTTGTTACCAGCAGAAGAACCAGAATCTTGTGATGCCCTACTGGGAATACCCGTAAATCCAGAAGTCTGCAACAATTTTGACGAAGACTGTGATGATTTAGTGGACGAAAATCTATCAAAACCTTGCTACTCTGGACCAGAAGGTACTGGCGGAGTGGGAGTGTGCGCACTTGGAGAGATGGTATGTAAGGAAGGTCAATGGTTCGGAGAACTGTCGAATGGGGACCTACTTATTGACTTTTGTGCTGGCGAGGTTGTGCCAAGTAGAGAGATCTGCGACGGCGCAGACAATGACTGTGATGGCACCACCGACTTCGGAGAAGCAATTCCAGATACAGATATTCTTTTTATTGTGGACTGGTCGGGTTCAATGGAATACAGTATCAATGCAGTGCGAACAGCAATGAACAGATTCGCTGGGCAGTTCTCTGCCGAACAAAAGTTGAAGTGGGGATTGGTCACTGGACCGAGGTCGTTTCCTGTAGAAGGCGTACACCCGAATCAGCAGACCGAGTGGTTGAGGAGAGAGACCGACATTGTTAGTTTCACAGACTTTATGTCAGCATTCTCCTCTGCTGGAAATTTCGGTGGTACTACAAGCGAAATGTTGAGGGACGCTATTTACTTATCAATAAGTACAATTTCCACCAATTTGCCTTACGATCTCTCGGTGGCGTCATGGGTCAACAGGTTCAATCAAATAGATTCTATGCCTATTCTTAGGGACTTTAAGATTAACTGGAGATCTGACGCGGATAGAATAATAATTGTTTTTACGGACGAAGAGGACCAGTCTTTCCTTGACCCATCTTTGGATCCAGACCCGCTGATCGATGCCCTGTCTGCGTCTCCAGACACAAAGTTGTTTGTCTTTACAAAGTCTTACTACCAGAACCGCTGGGTTAGATATACAAGACCAACAGGTGGAGATACCTTTGTTTTGACCGACAACGCCGAACAGATGTACAATGATCTTATGTCGATACTCGATGAGATATGTCTACCAGAGGAGAACTCTGGTCTATTCGAACCGGTACTGTACTCTCTACGCTATGATTATGATTTGATGGTATGTTACTAAGTGATGTGATAGTTGGATCTTGCATCCATGCCCTCTTGAAGTCCTACTCGGAGGGAACACCTATCGTCCTTGTTGATTACGAATCTCCATCTGTTGACAAGAGGTTTGAACACCCAATACGAATTGAGACGCTCAACACTTTGGAAGTCGTTGATGCTTGGTCGATGTTAAAGTTCCTGTGCTCTATGAGGGGGTTGATCATTAACCCTGATGCACTTGATTTCCTGAGAATAGAGAAAAACAATATTGGTTTCAGGGGCACGAGTCTCGAATTCGAGAAGTGTCACCTTTTCCCTTCCCGGACTATTAAGACAGACCTAGATATCCGCAAAATAGAACACGAAAATCTATACAAAACTATGGATTTTATGAGACTAAAATTTTGTAATGTGACTAATATAGATACAATCTTTCCAAAGGAGTCTTTTATTGATCTCATTAGGTGTTTTGGTAAAAAAGAAGTAGTCGCAGTTTGTAACCTTACAAAAGAGCAGTTGACAAACTTTGATTACTCTGATACCATTGTTAGGTTCGCAAGTCAGAAAGAGTTATTGAAAGACGAAAGACTGCACAGACCTATAACACGTGGTGAATCTAGGCGTAACCCAAATCTTGAAGTTATTGAGAGAAGGGTGACTCCACTAGAAGAGGTAGTGTACAAAAGCAGCAAGAAGGTTAAGTACTATGACAGACAAAAACGAGATGACATCCTCAAAGCATATCGCAGGAATAGTTCCAGTATCCAAAGTCCAGTCTGATATTGATCTCCTGTTGCACCCAAGCATGTTACCAATCGCAAATAACTACTACGCTGTGCAAAGAAGTATAGCGGAGTGTTCTTATCTTGGGTGCAAAACAATATGGGTAGTTTGTGACGAGTCAATTGCCCCAGTCCTCAAGAAGATCTGTGGAGACTTTGTTTTGAACCTAGCACAGCACGAGAGAGCAAAGTATGCAAAATTCCCCTCAGACTTGAGGACACAGGTTCCGGTGTACTACGTTCCGCTCTCTTACAAGCACATGAACAAAAAAGGCATAGGGGTCTCGGTCATGGAGGGCGTTTATGCGAGTTACACGGTAAGCGACAAGATAAGTAAGTGGGTAACTCCACATAGATACTACGTGTCAATGCCGTACGGTGTCTATTACCCAAAAAGCGTAGAGGTCAGATCGCTCGTGAAGAGTAACGATTCAGTATTTCTCACGCACAAGGGAGAGAGTGCCAGGACAGGTGCCCATCTCGGGTTTAGTTTTAATGCAAGACAATTTAAGCATTGTTCGTATTTGTTCAAAAGAATGGACACAAAAGGCGACTATACACTTGACAAAGTGTTCGGTGATGATATAATGATTGAGAACAGTGAAACACATGAAGTAGATTATTATTATGACATATCCACTTGGGACGGTTATTGTGAGATGATGACCGATCCCATCAAAGTCAATGGTGACTGGAGATGGTGTTTTGATAAATCATTCAAGAAAGACGAAAGGGAAGTACTTTGAGAGAACAACCATCAATACCGTTTGTGGGTTTGCATGCACATTCCGTCGCGGGATCCATTTTTGATGCTTTGGGTTATCCACAGCAGCATATGGACTTTGCGTTTGAAAATGGCATGGACGCGCTCGCGTTGACCGACCACGGCAATGCTAACGGATTAGCGTATCAGGTTTTGCATGCGAAGAAGATGCACGCTGACGGCAAGGAGTTTAAACCAATCTTTGGTTGTGAGGCGTACTTTGTACCAAGTATTGCAAACTGGAAGGTTGATTACGATAAGGCGCGAGAAGATGCCAAAAACAAGGAGGCGCTAGAGTCGATGCAATCAGGCGCGACTGTGGAAAATGAGGCGTCAAAAAAGAAGATGAAGTCGATTCTTAATCGAAGAAGTCATATGATCTTGATTGCCCAGAACCAGACGGGACTACAGAACATCTATAAGATGATTTCCAAGTCATACACTGGGGATCACTTCTATCGCTATCCAAGAATTGACTATGCTCTACTCAAGAAACACGGAGAGGGTGTCATCGCTGCCAGCGCCTGTCTGGGTGGCGTATATGCTGGTGATTATTGGCAGAACCGGGACGAAGGTGAAGACGCAGTCCTTGATGCTATGCGCAAGACAACACAGAAAATGCAGGCAATCTTTGGGGACCGATGGTATGGAGAATTGCAGTGGAACAGTGTGCCTGAACAACACATATTGAATCAGTTCATTATTCAGATGCACTATGAGTTCGGAATAGAATTAATCTCTACTGCGGACTCGCACTATTACTCTCCAGATGCCTGGAAAGACCGAGAACTCTACAAAAGACTTGGTTTTCTCGGTAGAAAGGTAGAGTGGTTGTCCGATGAGTTGCCTGTTGACGTCGACGACATTGGATACGAGTTGTATCCAAAGAACGGTGACCAGATGTGGGAGAGTTATAAAAAGTATTCTAAAGAATGCGGTGTGGAGTATGACGATAACGTGGTCTTGAACTCCATCAAGCGAACACACCAGATTGCCCATGAGAGAATAGAATCGTTCTTGCCAGACAACAAGGTACGTCTCCCAGATTTTGTCGTACCGGATGGATCAACGGCGGGAGAAACTTTGATTGCGCTGTCGGTTGCAGGAGCAAGGGACCGAGGTTTTGCAGAAAACCCAGTCTATCTGGAGCGCCTTGAGTACGAGGTCAAGATCATAGAGGACAGAGGGTTCAGCAAGTACTTCTTAACAATGAAGAAGATTGCCGACGAGGCAACGAAGATGCAGTTAGCAGGCGCAGGAAGAGGTTCTGCTGCCGGTTCTTTGGTCGCTTATGCCTTGGGTATCACTCAAGTTGACCCGATCCGTTACGGACTTCAATTTGAGCGTTTTTTGACAAAAGGTGGATCTGGATATCCTGATATCGATTATGATGTTTCCGACCCAATGGTCCTGAAGGAGCACCTTATCAAAGAGTGGGGCGATGATGTTGTGGTACCAATCACGAACTGGAATACGTTGCAGTTAAGATCTTTGATCAAAGATATTTCAAAGTTTTACGGTATTGAATTCACTGAAGTGAATGCTGTAACTAACAAGATGGTCTTCGAGGCAACTCCGCTTGCTAAGAAAGCGCACGGAATCACAGCAGGTGTTTACAATCCTACCTTTGACGAGTTGATGCAGTATTCCGATTCCTTGCAGCAGTTCTTGAGGAAATATCCAGAGGTAGAAACACACGTTAATACGCTCTACGGACAAACACGGTCTGCATCTCGACACGCAGGTGGGGTTGTTGTGGGTGAAAACTTGGATAAGTGGATGCCACTGATCAACTCAGGAGGCGTACGTCAGACACCCTGGTCAGAAGGTATGAACGTCCGGCACTTAGAACCGATGGGGTTTATCAAGTTTGATATTTTGGGACTTGCTTCGCTTCGCATGATGGAGGATGCAATTCGCCACATACTGGTAAGGCATGAGGGATTTAAGGATCCTACGTTTGATGATATTAGAAACTTTTACGAAGAAAGGTTACATCCAGAGAAGATTGATCTTGACGATAGGGAGGTCTGGGAAAATGTATTTCATGAAGGCAAGTGGGCAGGTATCTTCCAGTTCACCGAAGGCGGCGCACAGTCATTCTGCAAGAATGCTAGACCGAATAATATTACAGACCTTGCTGCCATTACTTCTATATATCGTCCTGGTCCGTTGTCTGCAGGCGTTGACAAGATGTATGTCGGCGCCAAGGAAAACCCCGAAGATGTAGAGTACCTCAATGAACGAGTCAAGGAGGTTACAGAAGAGACTTATGGTTTTCTTATTTTTCAAGAACAGATTGCAATGCTCGCCCACAAACTAGGCAAGGATCTCTCTCTAGATGACGGTAACAAACTACGTAAACTACTGACAAAGAAGGGTACTGGATCAGCAGCAACAGAGAAGGACAAGATCTACGATAAGTTTCGTAGAGGGTGTATAGAAAAGGGGATGAAGCAACATGAGGCAAAAGAACTTTGGGAAAAGTTTGAATATTTTTCTGGATATGGTTTCAACAAATCTCACGCTGTCTCCTATTGCGTTCTTTCTTACCAGTGTGCTTATTTGCTTAACTATTATCCTGAATGTTGGTTGGCAGCATTCCTGGACAAAGAACCAGACAAGAGAAAAGAACGAGCAATCAATGTCGCGAAGTCGTATGGGTACAAAATCGAACCGTTGAATGTTAATACGTCTGGCGTAAGGTGGGAGATTAGCGAAGATGGAAAAACTCTCATACAACCTCTATCGTCCATCAAGGGACTTGGATCTACTGCCATAGCGCAAATAATCAACAACCGACCATTCAAGACGATAGAGGAATTCCTCTTTAATGAGAACGTTGTCTACTCTAAACTGAACAAGAAAGCGGTTGACGCACTCACTAGGGCACAGGCACTCAACTGCTTGATGGATGAGAGGTTTACTGGATTGGAACATTTTTGGACCGCTGTCGCCATACAGAGACCCAGAAAGGAGAAGAATCTGAATGAGAATATAGAGTTGTACAAGGACTTAGGGGACTTCTCTGAAGAGGAGAAGTTGCAACATCTCGTTACACTTACAGGCATCTTTCCGGTGAGCGCGGTGGTTAGTGAGCAACTACAGTCACTATTTGAAGAGAAGATGATACCTCCTATTTCCGAATTCGATCCTGAGTTGGGCGTTTGTTGGTTTATTCCAAGAGAAGTCTTGCAAAAGAAGACAAGAAATGGTAAGGTATTTTACGTAGTTAAGGTTGTTGATTCAAACTCAGAAGAGAATACAATCAAGTGCTGGGGAGTAGACCCAGCGAAAGACAAGGTTTATATTAACAGACCTTACATGTCTAGACTTCAGTGGGATCCTCAGTGGGGATTCAGTACAAGGTCAGTCAGAAGAAACTTTAAGATTTTAGCATAGGAGGCATTATGACAGAGAAGAAGAGAACTATATTTTGTGACATTGACGGCACTATATTCAAGTATCGTAAATTTGAAACGCTGAAAACCACAAAACCAGAGTTGACACCAGGTGCCCTGGAGAAACTCAAACGGTGGAAGAGGGATGGGTGCATGATCGTTTTCACTACCGCTCGACCTGAAGAGTTTAGGGATCACACCGTCAAGGAACTTCTCATTATGGGTGTGCCATGGGACAAGTTAGTGATGGGTATCGAGCGAGGACCAAGATATCTTATCAATGATATGGACCCTGCAAAACCAGGACTAAGAGCAATCGCTTATAGTATTGAGCGAGACAAAGGACTAAAAAAGATAGTCGTGGGAGCGACAGAGGAGATAAACAGGAGATGAATATGGAAGTAAAAACTTTTAGAACAAGACCAGGTGCAAAGTTACCAACAAGGGCATACCAAGGGGATGCTGGATTGGACATATACTTCAATCCTATGGAAGGCGCAGCGGTGCGAATCAAACCTGGCCAGAGTGTGTTGCTTGAGACGGGAGTCAAAATTGAGGTACCGTCAGGATGTATGTTTCAGATCATGAACAAGTCCGGCATTGCATCCAAGACACAATTGATTACTGGTGCCTGTGTCGTTGATGAGGGGTACGACGGAGAAATCTTCGTAAACCTGCAGAACA